GCCCCGCACTACGTTCTGCCGCATCGACGTGAGGAGCGCGTTTATCCTCGGGCGATTCGGCTGAAATCACCGAAGTATCCGATCAAAAATAAAAATGCCAGTCAGCTTAACTGACTGGCATTAGCCAGTAGGGCGGTCTTTTTTTTGCTCTTGGTTTGGAGTTTCGACATGGAGCGACCTCAGCCATCGTCCGATCTACTCGACTCATTTTTACTCAGGTTGAGCCCTGCACCTGATGTCTGGATGTGGATTAGGAGGGAGATCCTCGCCGACACCGGAAGCATCCACAACGAAGACCACGCCCATCTGATCGATGCTGACATTCGTGTGATGTGGGCGTCTGCTGCTTTCACGAAGAAGGGGCGCACGGTGGTAGGCCAAGCCGAACAGGTCGCTTTCCGCGCCGGCGGTTGGCAGAAAGCCAGGATGGAACAGCAGATGCTGGATTGGTTCGGCGAAGTGCCGGCCTACATCATCACCTTGGCCGCGGACTACTGCGCTCAATGCAGTGACGCTGACTTCTGCGCACTGGTCGAACACGAGCTGTACCACATCGCTCAGGCGACAGATCAGTACGGCGCACCCAAGTTCACCCAAGAAGGTCTACCCAAGCTTGAGATGCGCGGACACGACGTTGAAGAGTTCGTCGGTGTGGTCCGCCGCTACGGTGCGAGTCCTGCGGTGCAGGAGTTGGTGGACGCTGCAAACAATCCTGCTGAGGTGGGGAAAATGAACATATCGAGGGCCTGCGGAACCTGTCTGCTCAAGTCGGCCTGATCCTTGACAGGACCTTGACGGAATAAACCCATATGGCAGCCCTGAAAGATGAGGTGAAGCGCTTCATTGTGCAGGCGTTGGCCTGCTTTGATACGCCGACTCAGGTAGTGCAGGCGGTCAAGGAAACATTTGGCGTTGAGGTATCTCGCCAGCAGTGCGAGCAGTACGACCCAACGAAGCATGCCGGCCGTGACCTTGGCGTGAAGTGGAAGGCGGTGTTTGAAGATACCCGCAAACGCTTCCGCGAAGAGACAGCCGAGATCCCGATCGCAAACCGTGCGTTCCGGCTCCGCGCCATGAATCGGTTTGTCGAGCGGGCCGAGACGCTGAAGAACATCGGCCTGGCCATGCAGATCCTCGAGCAGGCCGCGAAGGAAGTCGGCGACGTCTACGTCAATCGCCATCGGAAGGATGAGCCTGACGACGAACCGGCAATCCCGACGCGCATTCAGGTCGACGTAGTGGATGCGAGGAAGCCGAATGCCGAGCCTTAACGTTCCGCAGTCGCAGTTCCTCTTGTTGCCCCACAAGTTCCGCGCATTCGTTGCTGGGTTCGGCTCCGGGAAGACCTGGGTAGGATGCTCAGCGCTCAGCAAGCATTTCATGGAGTGGCCCGGCGTCAACGCTGGGTACTTCGCGCCGACATACCCGCAGATCCGCGACATCTTCTATCCCACGATGGAGGAGGTGGCCTACGACTGGGGCCTAAAGACCAAGATCAATCAGGCGAACCATGAGGTTCATATCTACAGCGGCCGGCAGTATCGCGGTACTGTGATTTGCCGGTCGATGGAGAAGCCGCAAACAATCGTCGGCTTCAAGATCGGTCACGCTCTGGTCGATGAACTGGACGTGCTGACGTCGATCAAGGCTCAGCAAGCCTGGCGCAAGATCATTGCTCGGATGCGTTACAACCTGCCCGGGCTTAAAAACGGCGTGGACGTGACCACGACGCCGGAAGGCTTCAAGTTCGTCTTTCTCCAGTTCGTGAAGCAGTTGCGCGACAAGCCAGCGCTGAAGGAGATGTACGGCCTTATCCAGGCCAGCACCTTCGACAACGAGCTGAACCTGCCAGACGACTACATCGCCTCGCTGATGGAGTCGTACCCCGAGCAACTGATTCGCGCGTACCTGAATGGCCAGTTCGTCAACCTGACATCCGGATCGATCTACCACGCCTACGACCGCAAGCTGAACCAGTGCTTCGACACTGTGCAGCCCGGTGAGCCGTTGTTCATCGGCATGGACTTCAACGTCGGGAAGATGGCCGCGATTACCCACGTCAAACGTGATCAGGGACTGCCGCGCGCCGTGGACGAGTTGATGGATGGCTACGACACGCCGGACATGATCCGCCGTATCAAAGAGCGGTACTGGGAGCACACCGGCAACGACTACAAGAAGACCTGCGAGATTCGGATCTACCCGGACGCCTCCGGCGATTCGCGTAAGTCGGTCAATGCCAGCGTCACCGATATCGCCATGCTCAAGCAGGCAGGCTTCACGGTCATTGCGCCGGCGGCCAACCCACCGGTGAAGGACCGGATCAACGCCATGAATGCCATGTTCTGCAACGCGCAGGGCGAGCGGCGTTACCTGGTGAACCCGTTTACATGCCCGACCTACGCCGATGGCCTGGAACAGCAGATCTGGGCGCCGAACGGTGAGCCGGACAAGAGCCAAGGTAACGACCACGCCAACGATGGCGGCGGTTACTTCATTCACCGCGAGTACCCGATCATCAAACCGGTCACCGCTATCAAAATGGGATACGCCCGATGAGCAACGACGTCTCCTTCAAGCGGGCGGACTACATCGAAGTGCTGGATCGCTGGGCAACCGTGCGCGACGTTTGCGCCGGTCAGCACAGGGTTGTTGACCGACTGCCGTACATCAATGCTCACGACAAGTCGCCGGAGAACGTAGATCGAAACAAGGCCTATCGCGAACGGGCGGTGTTCAAGAACGCCACCGGTCACACGCGCAATGGTTTGCTCGGTTTGGCGTTTCACAAAGACCCGACGCTGACCGTCGCCAAGAAGATGGAATACCTGCAGGACAACGCCAACGGATCCGGGGTGAGCATTTATCAGCACTCACAGGGCACACTTGAAAAAGTGCTTGAGGCTGGGCGCCACGGTTTGTACGTCGACTATCACCAAGACGCCGGCGCTGGCGGGCACTCGGTGATCCTCTCGTACTGCGCCGAAGACATCATCAACTGGCGCACGGGCATGGTGAACGGTCACAGCGTGCTGACCTTGGTTGTGCTGCGCGAGTCGCCGGAGATCGAAGACGGCTTCGGTTTCAAGGTGGTAGAGCAATATCGGGAATTGGCGCTCGAGGATGATGGCTTTGTCTGCCGCGTTTGGCGCCGATCTGGGCCGAAAGGTGGCGGGCCGCTGGCCGTTGTGCAGGAATTCAAACCCACCGGCGCCGCCGGCCGCCTGAAGGAGATCCCGTTCACCTTCGTAGGCGCACAGAACAATGACCCAAGCATTGACGAGTCACCGCTATACGACATTGCAATGATCAACCTGGGCCACTACCGGAACAGCGCTGACTATGAAGACAGCGTCTTCTGGTGCGGCCAAGCCCAGCCTTGGATTTCCGGTCTGGATGAGCAGTGGCGCGACTGGATGGAGAAGAACGGCGTTTACGTCGGCTCCCGCGCCCCGATGATGCTGCCAACAGGTGGCGCCTTCGGTTATGCCCAGCCACTGCCGAACACGTTGGTGAAGGAGGCCATGGCTGACAAGAATCAGATGATGATCGAGCTGGGCGCCCGCATGGTCGTAGCCTCTCTGTCGTCCAAGACGGCGACCGAAGCACGTGGTGATCAATCTGCATCGACGTCGGTGCTCGCCGGCTGCGTGGCCAACGTCAGCGAGGCCTATACCCGCGCGATCATGTGGTGCTGCACCTACATGGGGGTTGACGACGCAAAGGTCGCCTATCAGATCAACCAGGAATTCGTGGAACTGACGGCTGATCCGCAAATGATCACCGCACTGGTCGGCCTCTGGCAGAACGGTGGATTCGCCAAGGCGGATCTTCGGGCGTACCTGCGCAAGTTGGGCCTGATCGCGCCTGAGCGCACAGACCAGCAAATTGACGGTGAGCTGGCGGAGCAGGGCGATGGCCTGGGTCTGGATGATGAGGACAAACTAGATGGCGGCAAACCAAGCAATCCTTGACGCCACGATTCGGCACGCGGTCTTCCTCGAAAAGCTGAAGGCTGGCGAGGTCGGCAAGTTCGCCCCCTTCCTGAAGGAAATCGACCGCTCTATTCGCGACAGGCTCACGCAGTCAGATCTGACCGATTACAACGTGAAGCGTCTTGAGGCGCTGCTGAAGGAGGTCGACAGTCTGCTGCTGGGCATCTTCGACCGCTACAGCGCGCAGCTAAACCTCGACCTAATCGACATCGCCAATTACGAGGCTGAGTTTGAAGCGTCGAGCCTGGTCCGGTCAGCGCCGGTTGGTGTCTCGTTGGATGTGGTGGCGCCGACGGCGGCAGCCATCCGCACAGCGGTGCTCACCAATCCTCTCAGTGTGCGCGGCACCGGCGGCGGCAAGCTGCTCAAGTCGTTCATTAAGGGATGGACAAGTGCTGAGCGCGATCGCGTCACCGGTACGATTCGGCAGGGATTCTTCGAAGGGCAAACGAACTTCCAAATCATCCGCAACATTCGCGGCACCAAGGCGGCGGGCTACAAAGATGGAATCCTCGCTACCACCAACCGCAATGCCAGCACGGTGGTGCACACCGCGATTCAACATGTGTCGTCTCAGGCGCGCATGGAGGTGGCAAAGGCCAACACTGACATCGTGTCCGAAGTGGAGATGGTCGCCACGTTGGACAGCAAGACCAGCCAGCAGTGTCGGTCGATGGATAAGCGACGGTTTCCGGTCGACTCAGGCCCGCGGCCACCTTTTCACCCGAATTGCCGCACCACGTTTATCTTGCTGACCAAGCTCAGCGAGATGTTCGCCAAGGGCGCTACCCGAGCGTCGGTGGGCGCAGATGGGGCAGGGCAGGTCAGTGCGAGCCTCGATTATTACCACTGGCTACAGCAGCAGCCGGCGTCGTTTCAGGATGTGGCGATCGGGCCGGTGCGGGCAAAGCTGTTCCGCGAGGGCGGGCTGAGCGTCGAGCGTTTCGCGGAGCTGCAACTCGATCGGAACTTCGCTCCGCTGACCTTGTTGCAGATGAAAGGCTTGGAGCCCTTGGCATTTGAAAGGGCGGGTTTGGCTTGAAATAGCGATTGGCTTCGTTAAGGTGTCTTTGACATAGACAGGGAGTTACACATGCACCTTACCAAGCCAGACATTCCGTATTTGACCAGTGAGATCATCGGCACTGATGAAGGTTGTGGGATTTTCATCCCTGCTAACCGAATGCTTTATCAGTTTGTGAAAGATAACCCGAGCAATACTGACAAGGCTCAGATCGCATCTAAGGCATTGATCATTGGACGAAGCCTCTCTGCATCTGCCGAGCGGCGCACACCAAGCGAAGTTGACCCCGTCACTGGTACAGCTAATTTCTACGACCTATTGGGGCAGACCATTGCCGACTCGATGGTCGGAGAGTTGCTCGATATGCTGGATGAGGATCAGGAACTCACGCCGATGTTGATCGGCGACGTTGTAAAGGCCCATGCTTTTCTATGCGATGCAGTCACCAAAATAACTGAAAAAGATTGCAGCAGTTTCTCTTCAAAATATCTCCATTTTCATCGCCCAAAGCTGTTTCCGATGATGGACTCTAGAGCTCGAACGGCTTTGAAATGGGTGGCAGATGAGCACGATTGGGTTTTCGCACATACAACTGCAGGGCAATCTAAAAACTACAGGGTTTACGTGGATCACTTCCTTCGGGCTCGCCAGCTTTTCGAAGATTATCTGGAGCGACCATTAAGCTTGAGAGAGATGGATAACATCCTTCTGAATCGATTCGACTTATACATTTGACGATCATGAATCTAACCCGCTTCGGCGGGTTTTTTTATGCCTGCAAAGCGGGCAACACATACCCAAGGGGTGCATCAACGTGGCAGAAGAAAACGAAATCGACCTGGACAATCCGGCAATCAAGGCCGCTATCGCGACTGCCGTTGAAACCTCTGTTTCTGGTCTGAAAACCAAAAACTCTGAGCTGCTGGGCAAGCTGAAGGAAACCACCGGCAAGCTGACCCAGTTCGAAACTCAGTTTGAAGGCATCGACATTGACGCCGTCAAAGGCTTGCTCAGCCGGGCCGGCCAAGACGAAGAAACCAAGCTGCTGACAGAGGGAAAGGTGGACGAGGTATTCAACCGCCGCACTGAACGCCTGCGTGGCGACTACGACAAGCAGTTGAAGACCGTCACCGCACGGGCTGAAAAGGCTGAAGCATTCGCCGCCAAGTTCCAAGGCAAAGTCCTGGGCGATTCGGTACGTGGTGCAGCATTGAAAGCCGGCGCACTGCCGGAAGCAACCGACGACATCATCCTGCGCGCCAAAGGCGTGTTCTCGCTGAACGAAGAGGGTGAAGCGGTCGCCGTTGATGAATCTGGCCAGGTCATCCTCGGCAAAGACGGCAAGACCCCTCTGACCCCGCTCGAATGGGCGGAATCGCTGCGCGAAAGCGCGCCTCACCTGTGGCCAAGGGCTTCAGGAACACATGCCCCGGGCGGGGGTGGCGGCCAGGCTGCATTCAAGCGCTCCGAAATGACTGCCGAGCAAAAGCGCGACTACCAGCGCAAGCACGGCCAAACCGCATACCTGCAATTGCCCAAGTAAGGGGATTCACCCATGGCAACGACTGTGAACAGCGACCTGATCATTTACAACGATGAGGCGCAAACCGCATACCTGGAGCGTGTCCAGGACAACCTCGATGTATTCAACGCATCGTCCAATGGCGCGATCGTTCTCGACAACGAACTGATCGAAGGCGACTTCCGCAAACGCTCGTTCTACAAGATCGGCGGCTCGCTGGAGCACCGTGACGTCAACTCCACCGGCAAAGTGACTGCGAAGAAGATCGGCGCCGGCGAGGCCGTTGGTGTCAAGGCGCCATGGAAGTACGGCCCGTACCAGACCACCGAAGAGGCCTTCAAACGCCGCGGTCGTCCGGTCGATGAGTTTTCCCAGATCATTGGTGCCGACGTTGCCGACGCCACTCTGGAAGGTTTCATCCAATACGCCACTGCTGCATTGCGCGCCTCGATCAGCTCCAACGCTGACATGGTGGTTTCGGCCAACATCGAGACGGATGGCAAAAAGACCCTGACCCGCGGCATGCGTAAGTTCGGCGACAAATTCGGTCGCATCGCGCTGTGGGTCATGCACTCCAGCGCTTACTTCGACATCGTCGACGAGGCGATCGCGAACAAAGTCTACGAAGAGGCGGGTGTCGTCATCTACGGCGGTCTCCCTGGTACTCTCGGTAAGCCGGTGCTGGTCACCGATACCGCGCCCACAGATGTGATCTTCGGCCTGCTGCCAAACGCTGTGGTGATCACTGAATCGCAGGCGCCTGGCTTCCGCTCCTACGCGGTGAATGACGAAGAGAACCTGGGTATCGGCTACCGCGCTGAAGGCACCGTCAACATCGATGTGCTCGGCTACAGCTGGAAGGAAGCCGCTGGTGGTGCGAACCCAACGCTTGCCGCCGTGGGTTCGGCTGCGAACTGGGTCAAGCATTCCAACAGCAACAAAGTGACTGCTGGTGTGCTGATCACCCTGACCACTACGCCACCAGCCGGCGGCTGATACTGGCCCTGAAAGCGGTCAGCGATGGCCGCTACGGAGACTTTTATGGAACTGGTTTACTCCACCCAGAACTCGGACTTCGATCCGGAAAAGCGGTATCGAAATCCAGCGCATTTCGATCGGCCTGAAGCGGGTGTAACCCACGCAGTTGTGATTGGCGACTGGCCGAAAGTGGTCGACGCCTATGAGGCGCTTAGCGTCGAAGTTTCTGTGTTGAAACCTCTGATCAGCCAGCCAGTTGATTCGAGCGGCGCTGACACCATTGCCAGCCTGGAGCAGGATAACTTCACGCTACGCGCCGAGCGCGATGGCATCCAGCGGCTGATCGAAGCCGCGGAAGGTCAGTCGGAGCTGGAACACCCAGGCGCCGGCGAACTGCCGACCCGCTTGTACGGTGCGCTGAAAGCCATTCACGAAGGCGTCGTCACCATCGGGGGCGAACGCGATAATTTGGCGGGAGAAGTTGAATCACTCCGCGCTGAAGTCGCACATCTCAAGGCGGCAGCGGAGCCGGTCGATAATGCCGAGAAGATCGCAAGCCTCAAAGCGCAGCTCGACGCCGCCAACGTGACGTACCGGGCGAACGCTTCGGTAGAATCGCTGGAAAAGGCAGTTGCTGATCTGCAACAGGCGTAACAGTCCGGGTGCCCGGTAACGTGGCATCCGATCCAAATCATCACAGCGAGCTGATTCATGACTCTCATCATTGAGGATGGCACCGGCAAGCCTGACGCCGAAAGCTACGCATCCGCCGAAGACCTGGCCATGTACGCCGTGAAGTTTGGCGTGACCATTCCCGAGGAGGTGCCAGCACAGGAAGCGCTGCTGCGCCGGGCCGCGCTTGCAATGGATGGCATGACGTGGAAAGGGCGAAAGTCCAACAGCGAGCAGGCCCTGTCCTGGCCGCGCCGCAGCGTTGAGCTGGATTACGAGATCAAGCCCGACAACTACCTGCCGGCGCGAATCCAGTACGGCCAAATGGCGCTGGCTGCCGAGATCCACACCGACGATATCGACCCGGTCGACCAACGCCAAGGCGCAGTAATCCGCGAGCGAGTCGAAGGCGCGGTCGATGTTGAATACGCCCCGATCAGCAACAAAAGCGGCAGGCTATTGCCGGCCGCGCCGGATCGTCCAAGCCGAACCCAGTTCGCCGATTACTTGGCCAAACGAGGCCTCTTTGCTGTAAGGGCCTGACAATGAATGCGTTCTACGACCGCACGGCCGCTACCGCTCTGCGGTTGATTACGCAGTTCGGCCAGCCCGTAACCATCAGCAAGACCGAGCCTGGCGAGTATGACCCTGAGACCGGTGGCGATTCACCGGGCGCCACGATCGAGCAGACCGCCCAAGGCATCCTGCTCGACTTCACGGGTCAGGAGTTCCAGAACAACAGCCTCATCAAGCAGGGCGACAAGAAGCTCAAGATCGCCGCACAGGGGCTGGAATGGGTGCCGGATCTGCTGAACAAGGTGATCATTCAGGGACGCACCTGGTCAATTGTGCCGCCGCTGAAAGAGGTGAATCCCGCCGGGACGGCGATCCTTTATGAGCTGCAGGTGCGGTCATGAGCAAATACTCAGGCCTCAACGGCAGTTTCGCCGAGAACATCCGTCAGTTCGCCGAGCAGGCCCTGGCAGGACTGGACGCCACCTTCCGAGAAATCGTGATCGAGATCGGCAGCAGCGTTATTCGGATGTCGCCGGTGGGCAATCCCGAGATTTGGGCCGCGAACGTGGCGCATCGCGCAACCAACACCCGCGCCGCCGACGACTACGATTTCAAGGTTGCCGTGCGCAACACCCTCATCAATCTCGACGAGAGCAATTTCACCAAAGCCGGCAAACTGAAGCGCGGCGTGAAGTATGCGAAGCCGCTGACAAAAACCGAGCGCGACCAAAACTTCAACGTGAATGGACTGGTTGCCGGCAAGGATTACGTCGGTGGCCGGTTCCGCGGTAACTGGCAATTTTCTATAGGGGCACCGGCAGAAGGCGAACTTGATCAGGTCGATCCGGCCGGCGGCGTCACGCTGGCGAAGCTTAGGCTTCAGGTCGAGCAACTGACTATTGGGCAAACGGCGTACATCGTGAACAACCTGCCATATGCGGTGCCACTCGAGTACGGCCATTCCAAGCAGGCACCGGGCGGCATGGTGCGCATCACGCTCGCGCGGTTCCAGCAGATCGTCGACGAAGCCATCAGGAACAACCAGGTATGAGCCACAACATCATCGCTTCGATCTACGAGGCAAGACTGATTGCCTGGGTGAAAGCGCTGCCGGTGCCCATCAAGGTTGTCGTCGAGAACGAGACCTATGAGCCCGGAACTGGCGTCACCTACCTTCGAGCTTTCACTCTGCCGGGCGACACCGCAAGCGGCACGCTCGGCGGTGATCACAAGCTGTTCACCGGTGTGTTTCAAGTCAGCATCGTGACGCCGGCGGGCAAGTATCGCGGCGCGGCCGGCGCGCTGGCTGACCAGATCGCCGCGCTGTTTCCGCTGTACGAGCGAATCACGAAGAATGCACTGACCGTGGTGACCATGACGCCAGTCGATCAAGGGCCAGGTATCCCAGACGACACGACCTACACCGTTCCGGTTTCGTTCGCGTACCGCGCCGACACCAACTAATCCGCCCATTGGGCAAACCCAGAACCCGCCATTGAGCGGGTTTTGTCATTTCTGAAGAGAGGAAAACCCCATGGCCGGCATTCAAATGCCCAACGGCGCGACGTTCGAAATTGCTTCCGCCTATGGCGCTGCAATCCCATTCACCGCCCTGACCAATGCCAATCCGGCAGTGGCGACCGCTGCAGCGCACGGACTGGCCGAGGGCGACATCATCGCCGTCAGCTCTGGCTGGACCCGTCTGGACGGCCGCGCCGTGCAAGTCGGCGAGATTGCCAGCGGCACCTTTGCGCTCGATGGCGTGAACACCACGAACATTCAGCAGCATCCGGCCGGCTCGGGCGTCGGTGCCGCCCGCGAGGTGACGACCTTCACCGAGATCTCGAAAATCACCGAACTCGGGTCGAGCGGCGGCGACCAGCAGTTTCTGACGTTCGGCTTCCTGGCTGACGATGACGACCGCCAGATGCCGACCACCAAGAATCCGATCACGCTGACCATCACGGTCGCCGACGATCCGTCGCAGCCCTATGTCGATGTCTGCGAGGCCGCGGACGACGACAAGCAGGCCCGCGTTCTACGCCTGAACCTGCCAGGCGGCAGCCGCATCATCTACAACGGCTACGTCTCGATCACTTCGACCCCGACCATGTCGCGCAACAATCTGATGACCCGCGTGATCAGCATCGCGCTAACCGGTCGCCCAACTCGTTACAGCGCCTCGGCGTAAGGAAGGCACATGGCAAAGTTCACACTCGCCCGGAATCCAACCTTCAAGCACATTGTCATGCTACCAACGGTGGGTGGTGATCCGGTCAGCGTTGAGTTCGAATTCAAATATCGCGATCGCACCGAACTGGCTGGCCTCTACGCGGAGTGGGGCGAGCGTCATAAGGCCCTCAAAGAACAAGCGGAAGAGGCCGGCATTGAGCAGTTCACGGCTTTGCTGATTGATCTGCAGGTCGAGCAGTTGAAAGCGATTGTCGCCGGCTGGGATATCGCTGAAGAGTTCACCGACGAAAACCTGCGCATCCTGGTCAGTTCCATTGCCGCCACGCCGAGTGCAGTGCTGGCCGCTTACTCCGATGCTTTCAGCAAGGCCCGGTTGGGAAACTCCTAAGCGTCTCCCGCAAGCTGTACGAGCCGGGGCCGTCAGCCGAGTCGCTGGCGGCCTTCGGCCTTTCTCTTCGTGACATACCCGATGAGATCTGTGAGGTCTTGCCTGATGTCTGGCAAGCCTTCAAGGTCTTCGAGGCCATGGGCACTCAGTGGCGTACAGGCGCGTGCGGCGCTACCGGACTCGATTACACGTCAATTCGCCACGTCGCCGGCTTTCTCGGCCTTACCCGCTCGGAGGTCACCGACGTCTTTCCAGATATCCGCGTCATGGAAGCCGAAGCCCTGCGGGTGATGGCGGAACAGAGGGACAGTAAATGAGCACCACCTTCGCGTCCCTCGGCATCGAGGTGAACTCCTCGTCGGCATCCAAGGCGGCTGACGATCTCGACAAGCTGGTCGATTCGGCGGTCGATGCTGAAAAAGCCATTGATGATCTCGGCAAGTCGGGTGAAGGCTTGGCTAGCACTGGCAAGAAGATCAGCCAGGCCGAGAATGAGGCTGCTCAGGGCATCGACAAGGCCACGGGCGCCAAAGAGCGCCAGGTCGATGCCAGCCGCAAGGCAGGTGCCAGCGCTGCCAGTGAAATCGCAATCATCAGCCAGCTCGACAAGGCGATGTCCGGCAACATCGGCAGCATGGAGCAACTGATCCAGGCTGAAGGCTTGCTGGAGCGCGCTCGCAAGGGCGGTCTCGTCACCATCGAGCAGCAGGAGTCCTATCAGGATCGGCTTGGCAAGGCGTATGAGCGGATCGAGAAAGCCGAAGCCAAGGAGATGGCGCAGAAGCAGCGGCTGATCGACGCTGAAAACCGTCAGATCGAAGCGTTGAAGCGCACGGTCAACGGCATCGACCCGGTCACTGCGAAGTTGGCAAAGCTGGAGGCGCAGGAGAAAGCGCTCAACGATCTGTACAAGGCCGGACAGGTCGACGCGACTCGTTACGGTGAGGCGCTGGCGAAGATCGGCAAAGACCGTGACGGCCTGACCGCGACAGAAACTGCATTCGACAAGCTGAAGCTCGGCACCCGCCAGGCGCAAGAAAACGTGATGCAGCTGACCAATGCCCTGCAGTCTGGGGATTGGGGGAGTGGTGCGCGGGCTGTCGCTCAGTTGGGCGCTGGTGCGGGCGAGTCTGCCAAGAGCCTGGCCGCAGCACTGATTCCCGCCGGCTTGCTGGCCGCTGTCCTCGGCGCGCTGGGTTATGCCTACTTCGACGCACAGAAGCAGGCCCGCGAGTTCAACGTCGCCATCAACGGCGGATCGAACGATGCCGGTCAGAGCATTGCCAGCCTCAAGGTGATGGCCGATACCGCCGGGGCGATCACTGAGAACTTTGCAGGCGCTCGCGAGGCGGTGATTGCACTGGCTTCCGGTGCCGCTACCAGCGGCGTCCAAATGCAGAACCTGGCTCAGGCCGCGGCAGCAATTGGTGAGGTGACAGGCAAGGGCGCTGGAGACATCGCCAAGTCGCTCGCGAATGCCGGAGACACCGCCACAGAAGCCGCGCAGAAGATCAGCGACCAGTATGGGCTGCTCACCTACGAGCAGTACCAGACGATCAAGGCGATTGATGATCAGGGAGACCATCAGCGAGCGCTGGACACCCTGAGTGAAGATCTCAATCAGTCGGCCCAGGAGCGCTTGAAGCATTACCGGGAATCCCTGTCCGATATCGAACGCGATTGGGATCGGGTGAAGGTGGCCATCAAGGGCGCTTACGCCGAAGTCCGATCAGAGATTTTCCCTGATCTGGCAAAGCAGATCGAGATCACCCAGCGCGTACTGGAAACCCGGAAGGGGGGCGGTGTCACAGGTGCGATATCAAACGGGCTGAGCTCGCTCAATTCTTTTCTGGGGTTGAACGACGGTGAGAACGACGACTCGACGCCTGCGCTGGAGGCCAAGCTTGCAGGACTGAAGGCACGCTTATCAGCGAGCGAAAGCAACACTGCCGCGACTGGCGAAGCGACTCGGGCGAACAAGGAATTGATCGCTGTCCAGAAGGAACTGGACAAGCAGATGGACAACCTGAACCCACTCGCAAAGCGTCAAGACGCCTACAAGAAGCTCAACGATCAGTTCACGACGCTTTATCAAGACGCCGAAAAGACCGGTCAGAAATCCCCATTGCTCGACGGTGTGTTCTTCGACGGCCAAAAGTTCTCTGGTGGCGCCTACGACAAACTGCGTAAGGCAATCGACGAGCAGAAAAAGGACCCCAAAGCTGCTGCGGGTAGCGTCGATCTATCCGGGTTCAATGACTCGAAAAACGCGCTCAATACCGTGCTCGCCGAGTACAAAAATGCTCAAAAGGATTTGGAGGCTTCGCAAAAGGCTGGGCTGATCTCGCAGGCTGATTATCTGCAAGCGCGTGAAGCCATGATCGGCAACGAGCGCGACGAGGTCACTGCAGCTTATGAGGCTGAGATCACCGCACTGGAAGCGGCGAAGAGCAAAGCCGGCACATCGGCCACACAGCGCATCCAGCTTGACCAGAAAATCGCCGACGCCCGGGCTGCCATGGTCAAGGTGCAGCAGGATGCTGACACCGAATTGAGCGTGCTGGCGAAGAACGAAGAAGGCCGGCTGAAGAAGCAGACCGAGGCCGTCAACACCTATAGCAGCGCGCTGCAGCAACAAGTCAAAACTTTGCGTGAGCAGGGCCAGCGTGCGGCGGCGGGCGTCGGCCTGGGAGATCGTCAGCGCGATCTGATGAGCCAGCAGAACGGCATCGACGATCGCTTCAATCAGCAGAAGCTGGATCTGGCGAACCAGTACGGCGATGGCTCGCGCGGCATGAGCCTTGACGAGTACACACAGAAGCTGGCGGCATTGAAGGCAACCCAACAGGACCTGCACGACACCGTTCAAGCCAACTACGACGAGATGACGGCAGCCCAGGGCGACTGGAGTGCTGGAGCTTCGTCGGCGTGGCAGAACTATCTGGAGTCCGCACAGAATGCGGCGGGGCAGACGAAAAGCCTGCTCACTAATGCGTTCAGCTCGGCAGAGGACGCTGTAGCCAGTTTCGCCATCAATGGCAAATTCTCGTTTTCTAACTTCACCAAATCGGTGTTGGCGGATATGGCGAAGATCGCCGCTCGACAGGCTACGTCTCAAGGGCTCAGCGCTCTATTCGGCGTTGCTGCATCTGCGGCGGGTTCGTACTTCGGTGGTGGCGGTGGCAATGGATTGGCCGCTGGATCTGCCGGCGCTGTGTCTTCAGATCTCGGAGCATCGCAGGCCGGTTACACGGGGTTTGATCTTTCCGGATATCGGGCTGCTGGCGGGCCTGTTGCGCCGAACTCTCTGTACGAAGTCAACGAACTGGGGCCGGAGCTCTACAACGAGGGCGGGCGGTCATTCCTGATGACCGGTGCCAACGGCGGTAGCGTCACGCCGCTGACCACCGGCGGCGGGCCTGCACTGGCTGCAATGTCTGGCGCTAGTGGAGGCCCGACGCAGATTAATGTGCAAGTTTCGGTAGCCAGCAACGGTTCGACCAGTTCTGCCACGGACGATCCTGCGTACGAACAGTTCGGCAAAGATCTCGCCGACTTTGTCGATCAGCGCTATCAAAAGTTGGTGAGCGTCGACCTTCGGCAGGGCGGCAAGATCAACCGGGCGATCAAGGGGTAATTCATGGCAATTGAGCGCTTCACCTGGCAGACGGAGAAGGGTGCGACTGGCGATATCAAGCAGCGCACCCGAACCAAGCAGTTCGGTGATGGTTACGGCCAAACTGTCTCTGACGGCATCAACAACGAACAGCAGTCATGGCCTGTCAGCTATACCGGGAGTTCGGCAAAAATCAAAAACATCATTGCCTTCCTCCGTCGCCACAAGGGCGCGAAAGCGTTCCTGTGGACGCCGCCGCTGGGCGAACTCGGTCTCTACAAATGCGCGGGCTTTCAGCCATCCCACAAAGGCGGATCGGTTTACACGCTGACAGCCACATTCGAACAAACCTTTCATCCTTGAGGTAACGCCGTATGGCACTGATCACGGACATCCAGAAACTGGAGCCCGGAGGCGAGATTCGCCTGTTCGAAATTGACGGCACTGAATATGGTGCGGATTTTCTGCGTTTCCATGCACACGCAATTCCGCATACACCGGAGGAATTGCTCGCTTACGAAGGCTCGATTGATGACCTGCCTGCGAAGTCGATCTTCTGGCAAGGCAATGAGTACGCGGCGTGGCCAGTTCAGATCGAGGGCATTGGTGCGGACAGTAATGGTAGCGCCACCAGGCCGACTTTCATGGCGGGTAACGTCAATGGGCGAATCACCGCGCTGTGCCTGGCCTTCGATGATCTGCTGAAGTTTCAACTGACAGTGCGGGAGACGCTGGCCCAGTATCTGGATGCTGCGAACTTTCCGGACGGAAATCCGACAGCAGACCCGACGCAAGAGGCGCTGGAAATCTGGTTCATCGACCAGAAAACAGGCGAAGACGGTGAGGTTGTCCAGTGGGAGCTTTCGTCCCCGGGTGAGATCGACAACCACGGGTTGCCCGGGCGGCAGATGACGACCTTCTGCCACTGGGCCATGACCGGCGGCTATCGCGGACCTAACTGCAACTACACCGGTGGGGCGATGTTTGATCACGATGACAATCTCGTCGACGACCCCAGCAAGGACGAGTGCAAGGGTGGATTAAAGTCCTGCAAGTTGCGCTTCGGCGAAAACAACCAGCTTCCACACGGTGGCTTTCCAGCCGTTTCTCTTATTGCACGGAGCTGACCATGCGCAAGCACATCTTGAGCGCGATCCAGGCGCACGCGGCGGCCGAGTACCCAAAAGAGTGCTGCGGCCTGCTGCTGGCCATTGGGCGCAAGCAACAATACTTTCCCTGCATTAATGTCTCGACCGAGCCGAACGAAGAGTTTCGAATCGACCCCGAGCAGTACGCGGCGGCGGAGGACGTCGGCGAGGTGATCGGCGTGGTGCATTCGCATCCGGACGCGACCAGCAGGCCGTCACCACGCGACCTGGCCATGTGCGAGGCCACCGCGCTACCCTGGCACATCCTGAGCTGGCCCGAAGGCGATCTTCGAACGGTCACACCGTCCGGCGAGGTACCGCTACTGAAGCGTCCTTTCGTGCACGGCGCGTGGGACTGCTGGCAGGTCTGCGCCGATTGGTACAAACGCGATTGGGGGCTGGAGTTCGAAGCCTTCAAACGCGCCGATGGCTGGTGGGAAAGCAAGGACAACACCAGCCTATACGAGGCGAACTACGAGGCCGCCGGCTTCTACCGCGTCGACCAGCCGCAGCGCGGCGACATGATCGTGATGGAAGTGGGGCGCACGGTTTTCCCGAACCACGCCGGGATTTTCCTCGGCACTGACCCAGCGCTGCCAGGTGAGGATGCGGCGACGTTCGGCCCTGGGCCGTTCCTTCTGCATCACCTGTACGGAAGGCCATCGGAAATCATCATCTACGGTGGACCTTGGCATGAGCGAACACGCCTAATCCTCAGGCACAAAGATGCACGACCAACCAAATGATGCTGCAGGAAGGGAGATCGAGCTATGGAAGTTAAAAATGAAATCCGAATCGGCTCAATCAGGGTTGAAAGCACCGAAGAAAATCAGAGCACAGTAGGGCGCGCCGATGGGCCTGTACCAGCTCCTATTGAGCGAGCTTTCATTGCGCATGAAAGCTCTGCAAGGGCCGAACTATTCGACGTAGAGGCGGTAAATGTCCGCTTGGAAGTCCATTACTAACCTCCCAGCCTTGATGACCAAAACACCAATGATCAGGCTTTCGCCGTGCTCGCCATCATCTACGAGGTTTGAGGAAAAAACGTCCGTTTCGTATTGATTGCCGGTTTCGGGCAGAAGTATGTGCGCTAAGTGTTGGGTCGATTCAGTCCATCCTCCACCGTTTCGTAACCTTGCAGTTCCGATTTGCGGGCAGCCCGCTTCAGCAATCAATTTTGGTGTCGCGTAGTTATTGTCTGCCCCCGTATCGATGAGTGCGTAGGTTGGCTTGAGGCCAGTGAGAACTCTTGGCCCGGCACCGTGCTCCGGATCGTACCTAAGGACCGCGATGACGACCGGCCTTCCCGGCGGCCGAGCATAGGTTTTGCCGTCTTTTCGTAAAAACCTGATCTGTGCGAATTTGGTTTCATCCGGTATCACGTAAGAGCTCAAGCAGACCTCCAGGTCATAAACGCGCCGAAATTGGCGCAGTCCCAGTCCTTGGGCTTGCAGGCAAAGGACTGGGTATTTAAAAGCAATCAGCACTGTTTGATTTGCCTCCAAGTGGTCTTCGTTTTCTTCACGATCCTGATTTGTTCTTGTCGAACTTCACGATCTTTTGCTCGCCTAGGCGAGCGATATCTGGAGGGGATGGTTCTTGTGAATCCATGTCCAAGGCGACTGGCTTCTTGAAGGAGCGTCTCAACAAACGTTTTCTGGGATAACCACCAAACTTCTAGCGCGAGCGGCGGAGCCATGTAAACGAGCTGGTAAATGACTCGACTTGTTGAAGAAGTCGTTTGAAGCGCTATTAACATGACTCCCATCGATACGATTGCTGACAACATGAACGCTCCGAAAAGCGCGCCCTCTTTCTGAAGCTGTCGCTGTACAGCGAAGGCATCGACACGAAGCGCTTTCGCCTTTTTCAGCTCTTTGCTGCGAGACTTTCGAAGGGCTTTCCCTACGAAGCGCTGTGCGGGAACGAAAGCTTTTTTGAAGCCCCAAAAAGCCAAAGCGACAAGAACAGGGAGATACAGATCTTTGTAGCTAGGTAAATCAGTAGCGAGATCCATACCGGATCCTTCAAAAGAAATAAGGCATAACGCTACTACTTATGGATCCAATTTTGCCACTGGCATTCCATCCACGCTGGATGCCCGGACAGTGCCGCGCTAAAGTGCATCATTTCCACAGGAGTGACCTGCATGAAATTGATCTTAGGAGCGCTGGCGGTAGCGCTGTTGGCGGGGTGTATGGCACCGACGATGAACGAAGCTAGGCAGAAAGGGCCGGACAAGATTCTGTACTCGAAAAAGTCTGACAAGGCAGTCGCTCAGTGCACTCAGTACGAATGGCAGAATCAATCCCTGTTCGGGGTAACGCCTGAAGCGACTCTTCAGCCTGGGCGCGATAATGGCTACACCGTGTTCACTGCCGGATCTGAATATTTCGTCGACATTCAACCTGGAGCATCCGGTGCAGTGATCAAGTATTACGCAGTGTTGAACAACTGGATATCTGCTAAACGACTGAGCGCTCTGCAAAGCTGCCTTTGATCGAAACCTATTTCAAAACCCGCTTCGGCGGGTTTTTTATTGCATGGAGAAAAGTATGTCTGCACTGGCAATCAATTATCAGCCCATGACAACGATCTTGCTTTATGGGCAACTTCGCCAGTTCGGCCGCTCCTTCCGCCTTTCGGTGAGGACGCCCGCTGAAGCCATCAAGGCTCTCTGTGTGCAAATCCCCGGTTTTGAAAGATTCCTTTCCAATGCGAAATCTCGCGGAATCGAGTTCGCTGTATTTCGAGGTAAAACAAATATCGGAGAGTCGGAGCTGGGATTTGGGGGGGATGGAGAGATTCGGATCGCGCCGATCATCACTGGCAGCAAGAAGGCTGGCGGACTTCAAACGATTATCGGCGCGGTGCTTATCGTTGTCGGCTTGGTCATCACCGGCGGCACATTTGGCGCCGGCGCGCCCTTTGGCTCCGCGCTGATCACGATGGGGGCATCTATGGCTATCGGCGGCGTGATTCAAATGCTCAGCCCCGCAGCCAACGGTCTGAAGACCAGCGCGTCACCCGAAAACACTCCCGGTTACGCCTTTGGCAGCGCCAAGAACACTACCGCATCGGGTAACCCGGTCCCGCTCTGTTACGGCAAGCGCCGTGTAGGCGGAGCAATCATAAGCGCCGCGATCTACGCCGAAGACCAGATGTAGCCGAACGAACGAACGAACACCACAACCGCCCGAGAGGCGGTTTTTTATGGACTGGAGGAAAAGATGGGCGCAGCTCTGCAAATGGAAGTCCACGGCGAGAAGAGCGGCAGCAGCAAGCCAAAAACGCCGACCGAGGCGCCAGATAGTCTGCGCTCGGTGGCCGTGGCAAAAATGCTGATCGCGATGGGTGAGGGCGAGTTTGCCGGCAATCCCACCGCTCAGGACATCTATCTCGACAACACGCCACTGCAAGATCCGCAAGGAAACATGAACTTCCCGAACGTGAAGTTTGAGTATCGCAACGGCTCAATTGAACAGGACTACATCCAGGGTATTCCGTCAGTAGAGAATGAAACCACTCTTGGCATTGAGCTGCACAGCGGGACGCCTTGGGTGCGTGCGATTACCAATATCGATTTGTCGGCGGTGCGCCTGCGCTTTGCCTGGCCCATGCTTCAATCTGTCGATGCAAACGGCAACGTGAATGGCTACCGGATTGAGTACAAGGTCGAACTTGCCACAGACGGTGGCACATATCAGCAGGTGCTGAGTGAGGCGGTCGACGGCAAAACCGGAAGCATTTATGAACGAACCCGCCGTATTGACTTGCCTGCCGCCACAAGCGGTTGGCTAATGCGCGTCACGCGAATCACACCGAATCAGAACAACCCCAACAAAATCGCCGACACGATGAACATCGCGGGCTTCACCGAGGTGATCGATGCGAAGCTTCGGTACCCGAACACTGCGCTGCTTTACATCGAGTTCTCCGCCGAACAGTTCCGAAGTATCCCGGCAGTGACTGTCGACACCCTGTTGAAAAAACTGCCGGTGCCGAGCAACTACAACCCGGAAACTCGAAGCTACACCGGGATCTGGGACGGCACGTTTAAACAGGCCTGGTCGGATAATCCTGCATGGATGACTTACGACATCACCGTCAGCGATCGCTTCGGCCTTGGCCGGCGCATAAAGCCGTGGCAAGTCGACAAATGGGAGCTTTACCGGATTGCCCAGTATTGCGACCAATTGGTGCCGGACGGGAAGGGTGGTCAAGAACCTCGATTCCTTTGTAGCCTGAACCTGCAAGGCAAAGCCGATGCTTGGTCGTTGTTGCGCGACATTTCGGCAATTTACCGAGGCATGACTTACTGGGCTCAAGGCCAAGTGTTTTCGCTTTCGGATATGCCGCGCGCGACTGACTTTGACTTCGCCTACACCAGGGCGAACGTGATCGACGGCAAGTTCACTTACTCGAGCGCATCGGAGCGCACCCGGTACAGTCGCGCCCTGATCAGCTACGACAATCCGTCGAACAACTACGACACCGATGTCACGGCTGTTACTGACCCGAAACTTCAGCGCCGTTATGGTGATAATCCACTTGAGATCAGCGCCATCGGCTGCACTCGAGAGTCGGAGGCGCAGCGCCGCGGGAAGTGGGCGCTACTTACCAACTCGCGCGATCGTGCAATCACCTTTAAAGTCGGCCTTGATGGTCGGATTCCGTTGCCAGGATATGTGATCCCCGTTGCGGATGAACTGCTTGCAGGTCGCCCCATCGGCGGACGTATTTCGGAAGTCGCTGGACGCACCATAAAACTGGATCGCGACACTCAAGCGAAGGCCGGTGATCGGCTGATCTTGAATCTGCCGAACGGCACCTGCGAGGGACGCACCGTGCAATCGGTAGCTGGCCGCGCGATCACGGTCACCGCAAATTACTCGGTGGCCCCAGAGTCTGAACTGGTCTGGGCGCTGGATGCCGATGACCTTGCCGTCCCTTTGTATCGGGTTACTGCGGTGTCTCGGCCGGAACCGGGAGTGTTTGAGATCTCGGCCGTCCAGTACGACCCGAGCAAGTTCGCGCACATCGACACTGGTGCGCGACTAGAAGAGCGTCCAATCAGTGTAATTCCAATCACTGTGGTTCCACCGCCAGCCAGCGTTACGCTTACTTCTGCTTCGGTCATTTCGCAGGGCTTGTCGGTAGCCACTATGACTATCGCCTGGCCAGCCGTTCCCGGCGCAGTTGGCTATGACATCGAATGGCGCAAGGACAGCGGCAACTGGATCAAGTTGCAGCGCACCGGCATGACCAACGTCGACGTGGTCGGCATCTACGCCGGTGCCTATGTGGCCCGCGTCCGCGCGGTGAGTGCCTTCGACATTACGTCGCCGTGGCGCAACTCGATCCTGACGAGTCTCAGCGGGAAGCAGGGTCTGCCGCCGGCCTTGGCGTTCCTGACCGCAACGCCGCTGCTGTTCGGTATCTACCTGAAGTGGGGTTTCCCTGCTGGCGCTGAGGACAGCCAGCGGACAGAGATCTGGTATGGACCCACGACGCAGCTTGATGCGGCCACGAAGCTGACAGACTTGGCTTATCCGCAGAGTGACTTCTCCATGCTCGGCCTGCGCGCTGGCGTGACGTTCTACTTCTGGGGCCGGATCGTCGACAAAATCGGCAACATCGGGCCGTGGTATCCGATCGGTATGGGTGTGCAGGGGCAATCCAGTTCTGATGCAGCCGCAATTCTCGAAATGATCGCGGGACAGATCACCGAGACAGAACTCGGTGAGGACCTTCTGGCAGAAATCGAGAAGATCCCAGGCTTGCAGGCGCAAATCGACGCGCTCGATGGGCTGAAAGGCTACGACCCAGAAGCCACCTACGAAGAGTATGACCTGGTGGTGCAGGGCAAGCGCATCTATCAGGCGACAGGTCCAGTACCGGTCGAAACTCCACCACCAAACCCTGCGTACTGGCTCGATGTTGGTCAGACCGTAGAAACCGCGAATGGCCTTGCTCAGCAGGTGGCGACCAACACCGCCGAGATCATCGAACTCGATGGGGTTGTCACCGCGCAGGCATCGGCTACGCAGACTCTGCGTGCGGCGTATCGAGAGGATGACGGAGTTGGCGATCTTACCGACGCAATGAAGGGCTGGACGAGCACGGCGTCGATAGCGACTGAAAGCAAGGTCAGGGCGTCTGAAAACGAAGCCACCGCCCAGCGCATCACCACGTTCGATGCAAAGATCGCCGCGAACGAAGCCAACATCACCCAGCTTGAACAGGTGGTGGCCACCAACGCTTCGGCAACGGCGACGAAAATTGACCAGCTGAATGTTTCGGTTGATCAGAACTCAGCGGCCATTCAGCAGACGTCCACGGCCTACGCGGATACGGCCGGCAAGCTGACGACTATGTGGTCGGTGAAGATGCAGGTCACGGCAAACGGACAGTACGTCGCCGCTGGCATTGGCCTTGGGATCGAGAACACTGGCGCAGGCTTGCAAAGCCAGTTTCTGGTTGCTGCGGATCGATTCGCCATCGTCAACACCATTGCGGGCGGCGCCATCTCGGTTCCGTTTGCGGTGCAGGGCGGGCAGGTGTTCATGAATGCTGCTTTCATCCAAGACGCTTCGATTGGAAACGCCAAGATTGGCTTCTTCATTCAGTCGGATAACTACATCGCCGGCGTACAGGGATGGCGCATCGACAAGGCTGGCAACTTCGAGTTGAACAGCCCTCTTGGCGGCGGCGCTCGTCAAACCATCAACAACAACGGCGGCAAGGTGTTTGATGAGAACGGCGTCAAGCGTTATCAGTGGGGGAATTTGAACGCATGAGTGCTTATGGCGTGAGAATCTGGGGCGCCGACGGGGCGCTCCAGCTAGACGAAAACTCTTTCACGATTCGAGTTGTGCTGTCGACACTGGTAACTTTTCCGGTAGGGCCAAAAAGCAGTCAGGACTTCTCCGTCCCCGGCGTCGGCCCAGGAAACGGAACCGCTATCGTAATACCCAACGGCACATATGACAGTAATCAGATGCAGTTCGAGACTGAAATGCTCGATGGTGTGGCGCGAGTTTATAACCACACGCGAACCTACGCGGCTAGCAATGTTTCGTCCGGAACGATGCGCTTGATCGTAATGAGGTGGAGTTGATGCCCTATGGTGTCCAGTTTACGAATAACAACAACGTGGTGACTCTAGATTCTGAATTCTCTAGGTTAATGGTCATCGCGTCGGGTCGGTACGCGCCGACGCAGGAACAAGGGCTCGGCTCTGTTACAACCTTCGCTAGGCCTGTCACGTCCCAAGAGCCGCCTCTGGTATTTGTGCGTCCCGACACCATCAATGGGGTAGCAGGGTTGTGTCAGATGAGGCTTCTCGGCTCGGCGGGAAACTGGACTGGGTTCTATGTCCGAGCTTACGACGTAAATGCTGCCGCACTGAACGGCGGGTATTTTGTAGCGACGTTCGGTGCTCAGCCTGTCGGGCAATACGGAATGCGATTGTGGGATGGAGCTGGAAAGCTGCTGTTTGACTCCGGCACCCCTAATGCAACATTCACTCGCGCTTTCCAGAACTGGACATACGTCACCTACGACATATCTGAGCAAGGGCTTACTCGAATCTTCTACAGCGTACCGTTCAACTTTCCCGAGAACGAATTCATGCTGCTGAACACGTTTGGGATGCCCATGACTTCGGGTAGCGGGATTCCCCGAAACCTCTACTGCTGGTGGGACTTTCCCAACAACAAGCTCTACGCGATCACTGTTGCTGCATCAAATCCGTTCGCTTTTTTCCTTCCAGCAGTTTTCGCAAAACAAGCCGCTTAATCAATTTAAAGGATGCTTTCATGGCCTGGCACAGATTGGGTATGGTTTCTGTCACCCAAAATTCACCAACTGTCACCGGCGTCGGAACTGCATTCGCAGCGAACACGCGCATCGGGGACGCGTTCATTGGCCCTGATGGGCGTCTGTATGAGCTTGCGAATTTCGCGAGCGATACGGTGATTTCAATCAGCCCGCCTTACCTTGGGCCAACCGCGTCGAATGCGACCTATGCAGTCGCTCCGGTGCAAGGCTACCAAAAAGCCTTGAGTGACGAGGTGCGAAGCTGGGTCAACGCTTATGGCCCGAAAATGGCCGCCCTCGGCACAACCGGAAACTACGACATTCTGCCGTTGAGCAAGGGCGGAACCGGGATCGCCGCGAACAACAATTCCGAGCTGTTGGCCGGCATCGGCGCAATGCCCTCTGCGGGCGGCTCGTACGCGCCCGCTTTCAACTCGCTGCGCGTTACCGCCGGCGCGGTGCCTTCAGCAGGCGGCGGCTTCCTTGGATGGAACGAGACTGGAAATGGCAGTGGCATGTCGGGCGCTGTGTCCTTCACCTGCAATCAGGGTGGCGGGACGGGTGGTTTCAGCTGGCGCTCAGTGAATGCCGGCAACACCGCCGGCGGACCGTTCATGACTTACTCATATGCAGGCGTACTGAACGTTCCTGTCGGACTTCAGCTTGCCGGTCGGAATGTCGTCGAGAGCGGCTCCAATGCCAACGGCAACTGGGTCCGATTCGCCGACGGGACGCAGATTTGTACGTATTCCTCGGGGGGTATTGGAGCCGTTACCGTGTCAGGTAACAGCTGGATAAGTAGTGCTTCGACGTGGACATACCCCGCGGCCTTCGCCTCCGGGACAGAGCCGGTGATAACCGGCACACCCAACTCCGGTGCCGGGGTGATTGGGCTGGCAGGCGCGCCCACCAACGTGAATGCCAGTTGGTTGAGGATTTCTTTTTACAGTGACTCGACTGCTCGAGGCTGCCGGTTATTGGCAGTAGGCCGTTGGTTCTAAAAAGGCAGACAAAATGATCATCAAACTTTCACCAATTCGAATGGAAGGCGTCATGACGCTTTTCAAATCCGGTGACGCGCTTACCATCGATGGCGAGACCTTCGACTTCACCGCATTGCCGGACGGGGCGACATTACCTGTCGATGCAGTTGGCTGTGCACGTGTCGTTGCGCCTGTGGAGCGCATCGGCGGCCAACTGATCATCACCCTGTCGCTACCGATCACCACGGACGCCAGTGAGGCCGCGTGCTTCCCGGCGGATATCGCCAACCCGCCCGACGGCGAAGTGAGCCTGCCCCGATGAATATCGATTTCAGCAAAGTGATCACCGCCGAGCAGCGCAAAGCTGATCAGCTCAAGGCCGAACTTGACGCGGTCTACGCGCTGCGTCGCGTCGCCTATCAAGCGGAGTCTGATCCGGTACGTCTGGAGATCGCTTACGACGCATTGAGCCAAGGCCTTGAGCCTGACTTCACGCCTTGGGTGACATCGGTTGCAGCGATCAAAGCGCGATACCCATTACCGACTTCAAACTGATCAATGACGAACACCCGGCCGCCCATGAGGCGGTTTTTTTGTGCCTGGAGATAGTGATGACTGCAACCGAAAAAGATCGAGACATCCTCGCGCGCACGCTGTGGGGCGAGGCTCGCGGCGAAGGAACTGGCGGCCAGATCGCCGTGGCCTGGACGATTCGCAACCGCGTGTTTGATGGGAGGGAAAAATCGTGGTGGGGTGAGGGCTACGCTGGCGTTTGCCAGGCAAAGTACCAGTTCAGTTGCTGGAACAAGACCGACCCGAACTATCAGTTCCTGATTGGCGTGAAGCAGATTCCGTTCCGCGAGCTGGCGCAGTGTCGGATCGCGGCTGACCAGGTGATCGATGGGAAAGTGCCCGATCCTACCGGCGGTGCCACGCACTACTACGCCACCAGCATCAAGGCCCCGGCCTGGGCGGCGAAGGCAAAGCAGACCCTCAAGTTGGGTGGTCACGTGTTCTTCAGGGATGTGCCGTGATGGTCGTTCCGTGGAAGGCGGTCGGTGTACTGGTGCTGGTGCTCGCCGGCTTCTGCAGCGCCTGGCAGTTTCAGGATTGGCGCTACGGCCGGCAATTGGCCGAGCAGTCCAAAGTACACACCGAAACCCTTAATCAGCTCACCCAAGCTGCCGCCACCGCGCAACAGGCCGAGCAGGATAAGCGGATGGCGCTCGAGCAGAAGCTTTCGGCCAGCGAGCAAACCCACTTCAGGAAAATGACTGATGCCCAACGTGACCAAGATCGTCTGCGCGATCGCCTTGCCACTTCTGATCTGCGGCTGTCAGTCCTCCTCGACGCAACCGACGTTGCCAAAGACTGCGACGTGCCTGCCACCGCCGGCGCCCGCGGCGTGGATCATGCAGCCGTACGCGCCCGACTTGACCCGGCGCATGCTCAACGAATTATCGCCATCACCGACACCGGCGACCGTGGATTGATCGCGCTGCAGGCTTGCCAAGCGTATGTGAAGAATCTGCAGGAGTGATGGCGCCGCGCCATTCTTGCGAGGTCGCAAGCCGTGAACCATCATTTAGACTCGTACGGGATGAATGGTGAACATGGACAAGCAACTGGCGGGCTACTCAATTTTGATGACGATTATTTGGGTTTCAGTCGTTCTTTCCGTCATGTATTGGATGTCGTAGTGAAGGTAATAGGTGGCTGAATTGGAAGGCGTGGTGCTGAGCGAGAAGATGCAGAGAGAAGCGGATCGGCTGCTGGCCCAGATTGTCCGGGCTGATTCGATGATCATCGCTGTGAAGGCGGGAGCACGGGCGGATGGCTTCGTGCTGGGGCTGGAAACCGGCGGAGCTTTGCGCGACGGCGATGCTGAAAGGCTGTACATCATTTTCGAAGCCGCTTTGGTTGAGCGCTTGAAAACGCTGACGCACAGTTGATCAATCGATCGGCTTGAGCAGATCCAGGCCCTGGTTTCGGACATTCCCTACGGCCCGGTCAACCTTGAACCATTCGAACACCTCTGTCGGTTCGCCCTGGTGCAGCACCATCTGTTCGGCGCGCTCTTTCGGAGTGGCCGGATCCAGCCATTCCCGGGCGAGTTCAGGCGATAACGCCACCGGCCGCCGGTCGTGGATATCGACCATGCCCCCGGCGCTGTCGGCTGTGATGATCACAAAGCCGTCATGCTCGCCCGGGTCGTGCTCTTCGTTCGGGTATTGACCGATGGCGGCACACAGGATTGGTGACTGGTCCCGGTGCCTGATCAGATAGGGCTGCTTCTTCGGCCCGCCTTCTTCGACCCATTCGAACCAGTTGTTGATCGCGACGATCGCCCGGTGCGGCCAGATGGGACGGAAGAACGGGCCGTGGGCGACTTTCTCAACTCGTGCATTGATCGGCGCCGCGCGATCCTTGGCCCAGTGCGGGCGCCATCCCCAACGGACCATATCGGCGTGCAGGAACTGGCCTTCCCGGTGAAAGAGAGCGAGCTGCGCAGTCGGCGCGGCGTTGTACCGTTCGAAGGGTTGCTCACCGGTCGAATTGACCAAGGCGTTCGGCATGCTGAGCGCCGCCACGAAGTCGTGAATGCCGCTGTATTGGGAAAGTCGTCCGCACATTGCCAAGCCCTCGCATGATCTATCAGCGTAGACCCGACGGCGCGGGCTTCGTTACAAAACCTTTACCGGCGCAGGTCGGACAATCCTCCCGGGCATCAAAGTGATCGAGGCAGGTGGGGCACATGCAGAAGGCCGCCGACTCAATGTGAGGCCGCATCTTTTCAAAAGCGTACAGATCCCGTTCTTCATGTGCGACTTGCGCTGCATCTATAAGCGCCCGGTAAGCATCGGCATCGGAAATTGGTCGGTGCGTTACGCCGGCGATCATTCGTTCGGTCTCGATAAGCTGATATCGGCGACCATTCATTTCCAGCACCAGGCCTGAAATCCGCCCAATCTTCGGAGAAAGACCCAAGGTCAGCCGCACACCATCCGCGTCAGAGTAGACCTTGCCGTCGTAAGCGAAGGAAGCGCCGCGGGGTTCATCACTTTCGAAGTTGAAGATTGACCGGCTGATGGTGCCCAGCAGACTCCCGTTGTCGATCTGAACAACATCATAGGTAGAGGCGCCGCGGTACTGCCCGGGCGAGTTCTGCAGCTCCTCGACGGCATGCCAGTACGCTGCGTCCGCCATTTCGTTCATGTCGAACTGCTCAAGATGATCAATCAGGCCCTCATCGAGGAGCGTCGCCGCCATCTCGCTGAGGGTTTCCCTGTGCCCCTCTGGGTTTTGTAGGCGGAAGTCCTGATCATCGAGAGTTGCGCGCCATCGCTGGAGTCGGAAGGTTTTCGCTTGGTCGAAATTCATGAAACGGGATTCACTGTACGAATGCTGTATGTATGTACAGTAATCGAGCTGCGTCGAGCAGGCGAGGGGGAGTCGACGAACAGCAGGGGAAGCTGCTTTTTGTCTAAAGGCGCCTCCGTGCCTGAGCGTTTCGATCCTAAACTGAAGTTAAGTGTTTTTTCAAAGAGGATGATTTGGCTGAAGTAGATCTGCTACAGCCATCACTAGCTCATCCATAGACCAAGGCTTTTCTAAGTAAATTGTTGAGGATGGGATCTCCAGGGGATCTAGCGCGTATCCAGAAGTGAGAATCGTAGCTGTAGCGGGCCACTTTGCCTTGACCAACGCTATGAGTTCTGCGCCTTGAAGTTGACCAGGTAAGCCGTGGTCCGAAATCACAAGAGGACAATTCTCTTGCATGCTCAGCAAGTGTTCAAAGGCGCTGTCTGCGGTGTCGAAAGCCAGGCACTGAAGACCGATATCGGACAAAATCTCAACCATCAATAATCGAATTGTCGGGTCGTCCTCTACGACGATCACGAATCCGGATACAGGAGAAAGCTTGCCCCATTCTTCGTTCATGTGATTGTTCCTGTATCCACCATTTTTGCTGCACGAGCATTGTCGGTTCCCAGTTTAGGCCTCTTCTCAATATCCGATTTGGTTGAAGAGCGGTTTGAGCATCCTCTATCGGCTTAAAGCGGTCATTCCGGCGTCATTAGCACGGCCAGAGTCATTTTGATAAATTCTTCATTTTTGTCGATTGCCCAGAGCGCACCGCGGACGTTCTCGGCGACATCGGCGGATCCGCGCTGTTCCACCCAGTTCGACAGCTCCATGATGGCGGCTTCGAGGGCGAGCTGGTTTTCGTTGATCTTGAAGAGCAGGGAAGGGAGCAGGTCGGAGTTGGGCATTTTGGATTCCTTAGCAGTCAAGGAGCCAGCGTAGCACCGTGTTACATGAAGAGTGTTTTAACCATTGGCAGGACGCCAGAGAGGGGAAAACTCGGTCGAGTTATGGAACGCGTCCACATAAGTTATGGAACGGATTCGGCTAGGCGGAAATTTTTCAGGACGCCAGAAACGACAAAGCCCTGAATAATCAGGGCTTTGTCGTACTTAAGATGGCGGAGGCGATGGGATTCGAACTCATGGACCTGTTACAGTCGACGGTTTTCAAGACCGTTGCCTTAAACCACTCGGC